CCCACAGATTCTTAAGATTATTAAGACTCGTTCCTCGGTAGATGTATCACCAACTATGATATTTCTTGGTTTATCTGGGTATATCTTTGGAATGATCTATATGTTCCTTAATGTATTCGGTGCCTGGTGGTTCCTTAATTACATGACAGGTATCATTAGTTCCTTGTTCCTTCTCTATTATTGGTACAGGCACAGGAACGGTTCCTAAGGAACCTTAGTGCTAGCTAAGAATATGAACGAGGAATCATATAATAAACAGTGGTTCTTAGGAACCTAAACCGGGCCGGAACTACGTTTAAAGGGTTCCGCGGAACTATATAAGGAAAGGTTCCTAGAAACATAAATATAGATATGCTTAGAGATTCAAGACATATTGCTGAAGCTTATACAACAGTTCCTTCAACACCAATTTCCGTTCCTAATACCATTACCCCTGGTGTAAAGATGACACCAACCCCTGTATCCCAGGGTAACGAAGAAACAAAAAAGACAGTAAAGGACTGGCTTAGATTAGAACCCGGGCTCTACCCTATTGACACCGTCCGTAAGGCCGATCATACCGCTCATGTCATTCTCCAGTTCATCTATTCTATCTGCACTGGGCCTGATGCCGTAAGCCGTGTTTTAAAAACTCTTAACAAGGCTTATAAGCAGGATAAGAAGTAAAGGCTTGATAGCCTAATCCTAGTAGTATAAATTACTACATCTAAAAAGGATTAAATATTATGGCCATGACAACAAAGAAGAAGGAGTGTGATACTCCTGTTTATGAGAAGAAAATTACAACTCTCATTACCTCAGACATGGTCTTGGATTTATACGCAAGAGCAAAAAAGGCTAAAGGTCAGGAGAAGAAAATACTAATGGATCGTGTAGTGTTCTTAAGTCAGCATCTCAATCACTATACCCCGATTATTCCAAGTCATTACTCCTCTTAATCTTTTCTTCGTATTTTAAAACGATTTCATTAATGACACGCTTACGATTTTCATCAAAGTGGTATCCACGGCACTTCGGACAAAAGGTCTCTACATACATAACTACAGTCTCACATCCTTCACACACTTTATACCAAAACCAAGTATTCTTGAGCTCTTCCTTAATTTCTTCGATATTAATCTTAGTTTTCTTTTTACCCATTTACTAAATAGTATATATGGTCAATGACATGTATGCCATCTATGAATCGTACCTAACGAAGGAAACCGTTGGAGCGGCAAGTGCTAATAATACCGAACGTGGTAATGTCAATATTTTATATAGACCTCTATCCCAGGGAAGTACGTTTGGTGACCTTGGTCAGGATAACGAAGAGATTAAAGCTCCAAAAGAAATTACCAAGCTTATTAAGAGTATAACCGCTTGTGCTCAAAAAGGTGATTATAGTGGTATTGTTGTTGATTGTATGCACTTGGGTAAGGTGGCTGGTGCACTTATTAAAAAATAATTGACTTTATAAGCATTTATTGTATAATGCTTGAATGGATGCAGTCATTAAAAATCTTGCTTGGACGGATATTTTTTATAGTGTAACAAGTCTTGAAGAGCTTCTTAAGGAAGATAATTTTATCCCGGATGTTATTATTACAATCGGTCGCGGTGGAATGATCCCAGGTACTCTACTTGCCTACCGACTTGATGTTAAAATTGTTCAAAACTTTTCTGTTCAGACTTATAATGAAAAAAATGTTAAGTCAGGGTTTATTATTTCAATTCAAGAGCCTGGTCATAGCTTAGCTCTTAAACATCGTAGTGATAAAGTATTGGTTGTTGACGATATCTCCGACGGCGGCTCAACTCTTGAGTATATTAAGAATGAATTAGCAACAAATTACGGACTTGATAATCTTAGGTTTGCTACCCTCTATACAAAGCCTCATACGACATTTGTACCTGATTACTACGTCACAAAATATTCAAATAATTCCTGGATCGTATTCCCCTGGGAGGTAACTGATTAGTCTTTTAAGATAGACGAGAGAAGCTCACCGATCTTTTTAGCGTGAGCTTTAGAGAGTACTATTCGTACCTCTGTTGGTAATATATTACCAATTACAGCTCCGCTTCGATTAGGAAATGTACCTTCCATATCACCTGTTGTCATTCCAATGTCAGGGCCTGATTGAACGGCGTTTTGACTCTTTGGTAATACGTTAAAGTCTTCTACAAATTTGCTAAATTTCATAATCGTTTATAGTTTCAGGTTTTGGATATCTAGCTTTTATTTCTTGACAAGCTTTAATATACTTATTAATTTGATCGTGGTCATTCTTCACAATACCATCAATGTATTCAAATATAGGAGGATATTCACGTGCTCTTAAAATGTAATAAGGCATGACCGGTCGCTTGACTTCTACTACTTCCCAGGTTTGTGTTTCTTCAATAAATCTTATAACCTCGTTATCTTTTAATACAGGCGGTACTATAGTGGTTGCGTTAGCTGGAATTAACCACCGACCTGTTACTAAGGGATCAGGGTCAGCGTCTTCATCAAATGTATAAACTTTAGTATTAGGATTATAGTTATAAACTTTCACTAGCTATATTATAACTTAGTATTTAATACAGGCAAGAAGTGCTATATTCGTTGGTCGTGTATCACCAGGCTTAGTACCGACATCAATAGGCCCACCGGTATATGAATAATTATTACCACCAGTATTTCGCGTACCTAGAAGACTACCATTAATGGTCATATTAAATATTGATTTTTGTGATGCGATTCGATCATCACCATCATCGAAGGCAACGGAAAATGTATTATAACCGGCGTAAGCGACTTGTGTATTACCAAAACTTCTACCAGCATCTGTTGTTGGTACAGGTAGTGTTGAAGTAGGCGTGGTAGCATAATTAGCTGCTCCAATACCATCATTCCAACCACGGATAAACTGACCGCGTAGATCAGGTATACGGAAATTTGAAGGACCGTCTGTTGATTGCCACCAAATAGTATTATTATTACTTTGCTTCGGGAGTACAGTAAAGAGAGCATGGTAATCAGCTTGACGAAGAACAGCACCATTAGCCTTTATCCATCCTGCTGGTGCTGTTGTTGTGGCAAAGAACGCAACAGTACCCGGTGGTGCTGCATTCTTCGCTTGTGTATCAACATAATCTTTACGCGTTAGTTCATTAATTGCTGTTGGTTGATTACTGGTGTATACGTTAGTCGCCGTTACACTACCTGCGAACGCTGTCTGATCTGACTTAATACGTGCCCAATTTCTCCAAGTATTCGGGGTACTTGATGGAAAATTCCCAACTATAAATCCATCACCAGTACCTGTATCATCACCTACATTAAATCGCAGCTCTGTCGAGTTCGAAGCAACGTTATAGCGAAACGCATATAAAGAATCAGTATTACTCGATCCACCGAATAAAAGCTTGTCGCCACTCGCCGGATATGTGAGACTTGGATTACCGATATTTATATTACCTCTGACATCAAGGGTAGTAGTAGGTAATGCAACGCCAATACCAACATTACCGGAGCTATTAATTCTTATTCCCTTAGCAGATGCTGAATGCGGACCAATAACAATAGCACTTTTTGCATTATCTATAGAACCAGCTGAGTAGATTAAAGAGGTGTCGTTATCCTGAACTAATGTATTCCATGATCCTACAGCTTCATTACTATTGAATTGTATCCATTGTGTGCCATCGGTAGTAAAGATATCAGCAGTTGAGTTTTTACCAGCAGATCTCTGTACATAAAATCTATTATTAGTTTGACTTGCACCAACACTTACTGTACCGCCATTTGGCGCTAGCGTAGTGTTACCGGACTGATCGATAATAAACCTACTAGTACTCGATCCGAGAACTCCTGTCCATATATTAAATGTGTTATTAGTAGATTCTTTTGTTATAGTAAAGCCTTGATTATTAATATTGTTACCTAATTGAATAGCACCATAATTTGATTTATTAATAAAGAGATTTGCAGTCAGTGTAAGATTACCAGTTACTGTACCACCACTAAGTGGTAGATATTTTGCAAGTAAATCTGTTGTAATAGTACTCGTACTTCTTACATATGCAAGGTTTACAACGTCGTTATTATTAGTGGGTATTACATCCGTTGTAAAGCGACCATTGTTTGTAGCAGTAGCATCTAGTGTACCTGCTAATGACCCGCCACTCTGCTGTATGCAGATAGGTGTGTTAAAGGTGAGCTTACTGGCCCCTGCAACAATTGTAGTACCACCGGTAGCGGAGAGAGTAACAGCACCGAGAGCTGTTCCTGTACTCGTATAACCTAAAAACTGATTACTACTACCAATAGCAATATCATTAATACCCGTACCTGTACTATTTGTAATCTTGACGCTATTTGCAACACCAGGCTTAAGAAATGTATTCGTAATACCGTTTACCTTGACATCTAAGATGTTTCCGCTACCACCTGATAGGGCCTGTGAACCAGCAGTAACACTAGCGTTTAATTCATTAATACCGACACCGTATCCCTGACCGTTTGTACCGTTCTGTATTGTTAGTTGAGTGCCATTATAATAAAATTGATTTGTATTATAATTTGTTGTGCTGTAGAGATGCGCAAAATTTGATAAGAGAGGAACATCAGTATTAGCGGCAATTAAGCTTGCCCCGGTTATAGTCCATAATGATGTTGTACTTTGATCATAAACAAAATCACCAACGTAAGCAGCACTTAAAAGCGCAAAAGCTGCTTGTGATAGATTTGTTTGTGTAGAATTAAATACATAGTTACCTGACAGAGCAGGAATAACACCATAATTTATGGCACCGGCGGGATTACCTCCTGGTGTACTACCATCGCCGATAAAGAGACGTTTAGTATCTTGACTGTACCCAGGCTCACCGGTATTTAAAACGACTGTTTGTCTCTGGCTATCAGCTCCACGACGAAATAATATTTTATATACATCTGACATACTATATGTTCAAATTATTTATCTTAATTGTATAAATTACCATACCTTTATAAATACTAATATGGCGAAGATATATTCAGCTGTCGTATCAGGCAAAAATACAATCTCTGTGTTCAATGTTGAAAATGGCATTACAAACTATAAAATTAATCTCGGTGACGTAGAAATTGTTAACGGCCCTGTAGTAACAAACGACAAGCTAACAGTTGTTGTAAAAAACAAACAAGGAAAAATGCAAGGAAAGGTATATTCATTACCAAAAGGCATTCTTTCCTATTCCTTTCAGATTAAATAATTTGTATACCCTATCTTTGTATGCGTGTCTCCATTAAACCGGCTGAAATTAATAAATTAAAATCCGATTTTGAGCACCTGTATAAAACCGTATACCAGGGAAACGGTAAGCCTTCTATTTTAAATCAAATTACTAGTATTGAGCATAGATTAACCTCTCTAGAAGAAAAGCTTGATTCAAGCTTTAAGTCCATGGAGAGTGAAATGTCGTTAAAATTTGACAATATTACTGAAATCGTAAATGAAAGATTCACACATATTTCATATCAAATTTCACGTGAATTTGAAACCGATAAAGTAACTACAGCAGGAAAACACCAATTAAAAGCTAGTTTAATGGCTGCTGCAATTGCTACAGTTACTACCTTTGGTGCGCTTTTGATAAATCACGTACTACATGTACGCTAGCGTGTAAAGTTGATAAAAGAATAACCTGTGTTATAATACAGGCATGACATTAGTTAACGTAAACGATACTCAAGAGCCATTAACGCTAGATAAGTTTACTGTTATTTCAAAAAACAAATATCCGTATAGTATCATTGGTTTTCAGCTGAAAAATCTTTACGATCAACAGCGTATTAAGATAAAAACAAAATACAATACAAAAGATATTGTACACATCTTACCAACGGTTAATCTCGAAGCAGCTTTCTTTAGAGGTATTAAAATTTATATACGTGAAAAATATCTTCCCCTTATCGATCAACTCAAGCAATTTAATACTATTTTATCTGACAGTGTCGATGTTAGTGTGTATAAAAGTTTGCTTGATGAATACGGATTAACATGTAATGATTGTTTTGCTTTTTTAAAGAAAGGCGTGTATCCAGTTGATGGTAGGTGCTTATCTGATATATCAAATATCGATATAACGCTTGAGTCTTTATATGAAAATGCCTTTAATACAAAGAGTGTTCCGGTATATCAGTCGTTTAGTAGTTTTACGATTTTCATTTTATGTAATGAGACGATTTATTCGTCTAATAATAAGTAATTGTATGACCTTTCTTATAGAGAATACCTTACTCTATAAGAAGTATATGGACGAAAGAGAGCATATCCTGAGAAATAAGTGGTATATGTCTGAGCGCTTAGGTAAAGATGTAGGATACGAGAGAGCGCTTTTGGATTGGTTGTTAAATAAAAAAGAATATCTTAAGAAAGATATGATATAATTGATGGGTCCTTTGCAACCTTAATAGGACCGAAGTCATTATTCTCAGTAGCAGCTAAGCTTTGCATAGCTATTTGACGCACTGCCATGTGTGATCCTACTTCACCTTCATCGTGATCATGTGTGTGAGCATTTATTACAATAGCATCAGCATGAGATCCAGTACCCATGTTCATAATTGGAAATTTAGGTGCACCGCCACTTTCTGGAATACTTGCAGCTGTATGTAATAGTTGTACCTCTGCAGGTGTTAAGCCACGAAGTGATATTGCATTAGTCACGTCATTAGGAGCCGGACTAGAGATCGGTGCCTTTGGTGCTACGTATCCTGGTGTAGCTTGAAGAGTGCCAGTTGCGCCAATAGGACCAGTCCCTGCAACGCAGAATCCGGTTGGCGTTATAACAGCAATCGGGGCAGGGTTATAAGAATAAACAGGGTAACCAAGATTACCTGTACCTACGACGAGACATGTATTCGGTGGTATATACCCTACAATAGTTCCTGTTGGTACAAACCCACTATATCTACCTGGATCTGTATATCCCATATGTACAGGTACACCAGCTCCTGCTGGTGTTAACTCTCTTGAAGTCGGATCAGGTACAACACCACCTGTGTCCATAGGTATTGAAACACCTGTACACATATCAGCTGTAGGGCCGCCTCGTGTAGTTACAGCGCTAGTTTGACGTTTCTTTTGCGGTGTATCAGTTTGTTGAGCTGCAAGATTATGTTCAATATATACGCCACCCTTAATATATAGATTACCTGAAATACCAACATCACCATCAAGTAATACCTGTTCGTTGTTACGTTGTTTAATATGTACAATATCTCCAATAAGTGAAAGTCGCTTTCCACCGTCGACATTAACTTCATTAGCGCTACCGATATTAACCTGCTCACCGGCAATACTAGTCATAGCGCCGGATATATTAACAACACCGTATGACTTAAGATTCAAACCACCAGCTCCAACCAACACACTATATCGATTACATACATTGAGTGAATATGTACCTCCTGGTAGATCGTCAACCTGTACTTGTTCAATAAGTGGCGTTGGCTTACGAACTAACATCGTTGCACCTGGGTGAACCTGAACGTAAGCAGGCTCCATTTTACCAAGTGGGTCGACTCTTATAGCGCCCCAATCATTCATTACTGTACCAATTGTCTCAACTTTATGTTTTGTAATTTCAATAATTTCAGATCCACCTCGACCCATTTGTGCTTCAAGTTTAGCTAGCTGTGGTATTGCGTCAGTCATTAACTGCGGTAGGTCAATAATCTTCTTAGGTTCAGGGGTCCAGATACCATTAAACGAACTCGGGCTTATTCCCGGTGTAGGGGGGTAGGGATTTTTAGGATTATTGCAGACTGGGCATGGAAGACCAAAGGGATAGCCAGGTGCATTTTGCAATGTCGATCCATCATGTCCGACCATCGGTGTATTAGCTCCAACGAGTGATAGAGTACTAGCTTGATAATTGACTAAACCTGTAATAAAGCTAGTGAGCTTACCGAGCAAGGCAGTCGGGCTCGTGGGTATCAAGCCTCTTACAACAGTAGGTGAAAGATTAAGAAAATTATATTTTCCAACACCGTCGCCTCCAATTGTACTGGTGTCAGCGACGTTAGATGAGGCGCCATATCCTGGGGCAAAGGAATTGTTTATCGCGAGTGTCGTGGCACCGCCAGCACAAACAGGACATGGTTCAGGTTGACCCGCTCTAGTCTGACCTGTTCCATTAAGCTTTAAGAGTGATGCAACGTTTTCATGTATGCCATTAGTGCGCTGTATATCGAACAATTGCTTAATATCGGCAATCGGATCCATAATAGCCTTCCATTGTGCATATAAGGCTGAATTTAAGTCACCGACCTTACGATAGTGATCACCGGCTACAACACAATCAAAGTCACGTTGTGTAAACTCATTACGTGTGCCTCTAATAGTTTCAAACATATCACCAAGTACGAGCTTTTGATCATTACCTGTAGCTAGCTCTATATTTGCTTGGTTATTAAACTCTTTAAAAGACCCGGAATAATGTGTAATTTTTAATAATTCTCGATTGTCGGTATTTACGAAAGCGAGGGTACCACCCTTCTGATTAATGACATATTTGTTGCGATAGGTTTCAGCATTTATAGTGCCGGAACCAATTGTTGTGTTCTCCCATTCACCAGGATAATCTAATCCTGGTTGACCTACAGTTGCGTCAAAAATACTATTCCACTCCGATGCACCATGTGATGCGCTAAAGACAACAGGCTTTAATGGATCTCCGGCATTAAAAAATACCCAAACATGTGAACCAACATTTGGAATAGCAAAAGATCCTTTTCCACTATTACTATAACACTCAGGTGTATAATTATAGCTTAATTTATTGACATTATTAACATTTGTTAATTGCGGATTATTAAATGCGTCACTTAAATTAACTGTTGCCATGTCGTAGATATGGCCAGGTTTTTCACCAATATTATCGGAGTTCTGTTGATATGGAGACTGCGCTGAATTATCACCAAATAGATAATTAAAATTACTTCCATCGCTTGTTGTTGCTTTTTTTGATGCTGCGTGATATCTACCAGCGCTTGACTCACCGGCAATTGGTGAAGCAACTTCGGCCCAGGGAAGAATTTGCTTTAAGTCATCAATAATATTTGTTAAATCACTACCTACATTACTACCAATAAATTTAAATACGCGATCGACTGCTGGTTGTTGATCGCTATTCTCTGTCCAATTCTTATAAACGGTTGGAGTTACATGAGGAACAAAAACTTTAACACGACCGCGGTATTGTGGGTCGTTATTCTGCACCACAATACCCATGTAATTACCATAATATTTTGGATAGTCCATGCTTGATTTAATATTATTTACACCACTACACCATCGTTGCAATGTAATGGCTTATATTGTAAGCTATCTCCCTGCTTAAACCCTACTCTTGTTTTTCTAGTAGTTCCTTTCACGAAAGTAAAGACGCCATATTTACGTAAAGCGCTTATTAAGCTAGCGGTAAATCCGGCTCTGACAGCGTCAACTTTACTTTCAAATCGCCAATATCTACCGTCTGAGCAAATTAGCGTGAACGGCTTTTTATTAAAATTACTGTTAAGAAAGTGATGTGTACCGTTTTTAACTCTATCAAGAGCGATTCTTTTAGCGTGATCTGTTGTGAAGTTATGTATACCTTTTTTTACCCTTTGTAAATTCGATTGTTGTATCTTTTTTTTATGTTTAGCTGTAAATACCCTGCCTTTAAGAGCTTTACTTATATTATGACCCCATGTTATATTCTTCGTTTTACTTTTTAATGCTTTGCTTATCTTTTGTCGTATTTTATCCGGCATTACCCAGCCAGTTTCTCTACCACCGCCATTTGTTTTGTTTAATAAAATACCTGTACCTTTATCCTTTCTTCCATATAATAAAATTAATTGTTCCTCTAACATAAACGCTTCTTTTGCTGTTAGGTGATCTTTATAAATGTGTACGGCTGGCCAGTTACCCGTAGTGGTATATATTTGTTTTATTTTTTCGCTTTTAGCAGAAAATTTATTTAAATTGCGTTTTAAAAAATGATTATTATATCGCTTACCTGATCCCTTACCAACATAAAACGGATTGTTTAAAGTATCAAATATGATATAAACGTAATATTTTTTATTAGTATCTGCTATATTTTTCATTCTATATTATTTATACGCTGTTGTTCATATATCAGTTGAATATTGTTAATAAATAATATAATATATGAATATGCTTATTAAAGTTTCACACGAGTGTCCAATTAGTATTTTGGATAGAGCTCATGAATTTTCTGACTACGAATACTGTCTCGTCCATCTTCTCGATAAATATCCAAAATACTACGAACACTATAAAACAGCGAGAGAGATTTACAATCGTGAAGTTCTCCTAGATAATTCTATTTTTGAGCTTGGCCATGCTTTTGATTCAGATAAGTTCTTGTCTGCAGCTATTGACCTTAAGCCTAATATGTTTATTGTCCCGGATGTCTTGGAAGATAGTAATGAAACGAGAAAGAGTTTTGTAGATTGGATTGCAACAGGGAAGATTGATGAGATCAAGCAACATTGCTTCACGAAAGCTATTGGTGCAGTTCAGGGCAAGACTTGGCAGGAGCTTACTGATTGCTATAAATTTATGTCAGATCACGCTGATATGATTGCTATTAGTTTTGACTTTTCATATTATGAAGCAACAGGTGAAGGTCTTACAAAGCTTGATAAATGGTGTTCAGGTCGACAGCGTTTTATTAGTCAACTTATTGATAGTGGTATTTGGAATTGGAGTAAGCCACATCACCTTCTTGGATGCTCTCTAGCTAAGGAGTTTAGATATTATATTAACCACAATATCTTTAATATAGCAAGCTGTGATACGAGTAATCCTATCGTGGCAGCATTACACGGCATGCAGTATGACGCTGATTATGGGCTTCCAATAAAACCATCGACAAAGCTTGCCAACTTAATTGATCATCAAGTTACAAAAGAAGAGATGGAAATTATCGATTATAATACTAAAATGTTTAAAAAAATCTTATGCAGATAAACGAAAATTGGATAGCATTTTTTAGTCAAAGTGGTTCTGAATTAAATAATATTATTCATCACACTAAGAAGGTACCTGTGGCGATTATTACAAATCGTCAAGATGACGAGGGATTAAATTTATTGTTAAAGCGTGCTAGAGATGAGGGTAAATTAAACTGGATTATATTACCTAAAAATCCTGAATTAAAGGATTATAAAAAGGCACTTAAGCCATTTAAAACCCCCCTTATTACACTACACGGCTATCTTAGAATTATTCCTAAAGAGATTTGTAAGAAATATAAGAAAATATATAATCTTCATCCTGGTCTTATTACTGAATACCCGGAGCTAAAGGGCAAGGATCCTCAGATAAGAGCCGTTAGAGCCGGTCATAAGATTGCTGGTGCTGTTATACACAGGGTTATTCCAGAGGTTGATGCTGGTGAAATTATTGATTGGCATCCTATGTATATAGCTGGTATGAGTGAAGAGGAAGTAATCGACCGCTTACATTCACTCAGTACAATTTTATGGTATAGATTTTTTGATAATTATGAGCATAGATGAAATACAAAAGGCAATAGAAACCCAATATCCTGATACATGTGCTGAATTTAAAAAAATTCAGCACGATCATTATCTTACATTTTGTAAGAAGCAATTTGACTATGGTCCGGGTAATATCTCTCTTGGATCTTCATTAGTATCACCTGATGAGAGAAAAGCCTCAATTTCAGCTATTGTTGTTAGACTCAATGATAAGTTACAGCGATTGATTAATCTTGTTCTTAGAAAGAACAGTCTAGAATCTGCTAATGAATCTGTATTCGATGCGTTTCTTGATATTTCTGTTTATAGTATTATCGCTGAGATTGTTAATCGTGGCAAGTGGGCGAAGTAGTCTCTATAATTGATATATGTTAATAAGCTTTTCAGGGGTTCAGAGTTCAGGTAAAACTACATTACTGAAGGCTTGTAAAGAAATCTATAGCGATCGATTTGAGTTTGTAGATGAGGTTACGAGGCTAGTAAAGCGTGAGTTTAATGTTCCTATTAATGAAGAGGGTACGGGTTTAACGCAATGCTTAATCACGAATAAACATATCGAGAACGTTCTAAGATTTAGGGAGACAAAGGGGGCTATACTTGATCGTTGTATTCTCGATGGACTGTGCTATACAGGATATCTTCACATAGAGGGTAGTGTTCCGAAGTGGGTATTTGAATATACGAAGAACGTTTTTAAGAAGCTTATTACTCAATATGATATTATTTTTTATACTGATCCCTATGATGTAGCTCTTATTGATGATGGAGAGAGAAGTACTGATGTGGAGTTTAGAAACAAAATGATTGAAACGTTTGAACAAGCTATTATTTCGTATAATGATTTACTAGAAAATAAACTTGTTCGATTAAAAGGAACAGTTGAAGAACGAATGGAAGCTATTAAAATAAAGCTACAATAATTATGACAACAAACTTAACAGATATCGCTTCTAAGACTCTTGGCTCATCCGCTTCATACGCTGTATATACGGAGCAATTTGATCCATCGCTTCTTAATCCTATGCCTCGAATCCTTGCCCGTGAAGGGTGGGGTATTAAGGGTGATGAGTTTGTAGGTTTTGATACATGGCATTGTCACGAAGCAACATTTCTCTTGAATAATGGCGTGCCTATTGCCGGTACGGTTAAGTATGTATATCCAGCTGATTCGGAGTTTATGGTTGAATCTAAATCAGCTAAGCTCTACATGAATTCTTTTGATATGTGTAAGATGGGTGATACCGCAGAAGAGGCTATCAAGAATTATGAAAACCAAATTGCTACTGATCTTACAAATGCTATTGGTAGAGATGTAAAGGTTAAATTTTTTAAGTCAGGTTCTGCAGGTCTCTTTCCTCTTAATGACTACACTGATTTGTATGACATTATAAACAAAGCTAATGGTGTAGAGATTACTGATTACAGCGCTAAGGAAAACCATCTTAAATTTATTGAAAGATCTAACGGCGGGACACTTTGTGATAACAAATATTTTACAAATGCTCTAAGATCACGTTGTAGACATACAAAGCAAAAAGATACAGGTGCAGCTTATATTAATATTATTACAAAAGGTACATCAGTTGATCCTATCTCGCTCTTTAAGCAGATTGTCTCATTGCGTGAGGTTAATGAATTTCATGAATTTTGCGCAGAAAAGCTTCTCACAAGTATTATGGAGCATAAAGAAGTTGTAGATTGCGTGGTCACGCTTCTTTACTCACGTCGTGGATCTCTGGATATCAATCCAACCCGCGCTAGCAATAGACATCTTCTCCCGAAGCTTCTTACCGATATAAACGTATACACAGAGAAGGCAATGGGTCAGTAATTTAGCTTGTTAGTTGTTGTAACAAAAAAAGCCCTGGCTTAAGCCAGGGCTTTTTCTTTATTTGTATAATGTTATTTTAGCCGAGATATGACTGAAGTCTCGAGTTTCCGAAAGTTGTACGAACTTGATGATTAACATCAGGGCTACCTGTGAAGTAGAAGAAATTATCGAGCGTAGATGTCTTTGTAGGATCAAGGATAATTGTTGATTTATTTGACGAAAGACTGATAACTGTGTTCCAAAGGTTACTTGCGATACCGGCTTGTGGCGGCCAGTAGAGAGTGAAGGTGCTGCTTACATTGCTCAAATAGGTTGATCCAGGCTGGATCTGACCAGGCCAAACTTGAGGCGTTGTCAGTGACGAGGCAGAACTAAGGGTAAGATTAATGCTTGTTATACCAGCTGAAGCACTTAATGCAAGACCTGTACTATCAGGATCTGTTGCGAAATTTAACTTTGCAACGAGATCGGATGTTTTATTACCGAGCGTTGTACCGGATGTGGTGAGAAGAAGAGTTCCATCTACACCTGTATTAACAACAAGACCAATAGGTGATCCAGAGAGAATAGGTGCAACTGTTAAGAGTGTTTCGTATGCCATATACTATTATTTATTCATCATGACATTATTTTTTGACACAATATAAAAGGGAAAACCCGGTCTTTCGACCGGGTTTTCTTTTTGATCTTTCGAGGATCGTGTGTACTTCTTAGAAGTAGACAGACTGAGTAGCAGGCGTAAATGCAGTGCTGAGACCCTGAAGAACGATGACGTGGTAATAAAGATTCGCACCGAAGATGTTGTCAACAACACCGTAACGGGTGAGGAGACCAACACGAGGTGAGAAATCATTAGGACCGATGGTACGCTGAACCATTACAGGGATGTAAGGGCAGTAGATGATACCAGTGTCATAGAATTCAGGCCCCTTGTAACCAAGGAGGGCGTAGTCAAGGCGAGCAGAACGAGTCTGTGCAGTGGACGTCGGGGAGTTAGGCGGGAAACCACCTTTACCACCGAAGTTACCACCGTATTGAGCTTCGAACTGAGCCTCTGTACGTGTATCACGATAGACATTGAAACGACCGGCCAATGAGCCTACCTTTGCAACACCGACGGGCTGTGTATTGACAGAACCCTGGACAGGTACCCACTGGAATTCAGGGAGCATCTCCAAGATAGCGCAAACGCGAGGTGTACCAACGATGAAGTTGGCGGAACCACGGCGGTTACGGACGGCAATACGATTAGCCTCAACGATGAGTCTCTGATAGAAGTCACGATTACGCTCAACGAGCCAGCGACCATCGGCTGAAGCAGGATTCCAGACGGAGAACCCAACGCCGTAACCGGCATTGAGGGCTGTCTGGATCATACGAATGATCATTTCACGGTCGATTTCGGCCTGAAGCTCATACGACATAGCGTTGGTGAGTTCGGTGTCGATATCGATACCATTCATGTTCTTAAGATCCTGTTCGAGCTCAACGGACCAGCGAGCTGCGAGACGGCGGGTGCCGGCTTCAACTGCTGTCTTCTCAAAGGAAACGACGATCTGAGGAATGTTGCTGGACAACTCGAACTGGCCGAGTAATGCAGCGACGCCCTGATCTTCAGGAACCATTGTGAAGTAACCTGTAGCACCGGAGAGAGCTGAAGAGCTAGCACCAGTGAAGGCTGTGTTGAGGTACTGATAACCTAATTCAGGGTTAGCGGAGAGATAGGCGTTGGCGGCGGTGCTGTACTGGGTTGTACCAGAAGCATCGAGACCGGACGCCTGGTTCTGATAACCAAGTGAAGTGGGTTCGTACTTATAACGGAGTGCAAAAGCAAGACCGACTGGACCACTCATAGGCTGAACGCCAACGATTTCGTTGGTGATCAACTCAGGGAATGTACGTCTGATCATCGGGATGAGGATCTTAGGAAGACGAGCATCACCGGGGGCGTAGGCGTTATCGTTCTGTGAAGGGAACTGATTGCCGTAACCGGTACCGGTTGTACCGCCGAAGTTACCAGGGTTGCTGGAACCAAAGACACCACCAGCATCACTGTTGGTAGCCTCAAAGCACCACTTCTCCTGGTTTTCAAGGAGGATAGCGGTGTTCAAACGGGTATGATCGTCTTCAATCGCTGCAACGTTGTTGGACGTGTAATCCAATACAGGACTCCACTTCTCAAGCAATGTCTTAGCGCTTCTCTCGTCGATGTAAGACTGTGAAGGACGGATTGATTTTGACATAGTTTTAAAAAATTTCTTTCTTTTTGTCGACCTTAATTTCTATTCAGGGGAATTCCCTCAACAACAAATCTTCTATTCTTTAGAAGAAATTAAAACTTAGTACTTATGAAGCTCGTTTAAGTAAAGATTGAATGTACGATCTTCACTTGCAGGTGTCTCAACGGACTCCTCGATTACCGGGCGATCGACAGCTGTAGTAACTGTTTCTTCCCTGGCTTCTGTAACAAGATTGTTGAACCGCTCTTCTTCAGATTTCTCATAAAGACCGAGAGTATAATCAAAGTTTTCAGCGATAAACTTAGCGGACTTAGAACCAAGCATCTTTTTCATATACTTCTTCTTGTCCTCGTCGAGTGAAGAGATCTTCTTCTCGAGTGTTAAGCTCGCATTAACAGTGTTTAACTGCTCGGTTAATGTAGCAATCCGCTTATTAGCGGTTTCAAGCTGCTGGGCAGCTTCATCAATTCTTGTTTTGCCATCAACGACGGCATCACGGATGCTCTCTTGGGCGAGAGCCATATCAACAGAAAGCATGTTACGCATCTCGTTTAAAACGGAAGCGGCACGCTTATTATTGACAGCTTCTTGAATTTCGCTCTTTGGGAGTTTATCTTCAAGATAAAGTTCAAGATAATTGCTAACTTGGTCAATCATCTCGCTCTTAAAATCAGTAGCCTCTTCTGTAAGGGCAGTTTCATACTTCTCAATAATTCTCTTAAGCTTGTTAGCACGATCAGCGTCAAGAGCTGTTACAACCTTCTTAAGCTTGTTTGTATGATCAGCGTCAACAGCTTCTAAGAGAGTTTCAAGCTTACTGGCATAATCTTCGTCCTGTTCGTTAAGAGCCTTTTCAACGTGAAGTTGAACTTTAGCGTCGACTGAGGCTTCATAGGC